TTACTATGTCTAGCATGAATACCACTTGCAGCATCTACCAGCTGACTAACTGTACCTGATGGTTTTACACAAGTTATGGCTGTGCTTGCAGGAATACCTAATGCTTCGGCCCATACGTTATTTGTTTCTACAGCAAGGTGTCGTAATTCTTCTAACACCTGTGGTAAATTATCTTTAGTACCATTAGTTAGTGTGTTGTCCATTATACCTGTTAGACTAACACCAAGCAATCTTTCTTCCTCTGTAGTTTTTTGCCATATTTTACGCAAGTATTTAAAATCTGTCAAAGTAGACTGATACGTTCCTAGTATTGTTGCAAGTCTAACTTTTTCTTTTAAAGTATCTAATGTGTCTGTTTTCTTAACAACAACCTCTGTTAAGTTACAAAACTGGTTGGGCCTAAGAATAATCTCGCAACAAGGATTTGTACCAAAGTTAAAGTCAGGATTTCGTCTACCGTTTTCAGCTACTTGTTTTTTAGCAGCGGCACGACTAAACATACCTCTTTCACCAGATCTACTTTCGTACAAAGAAGTCCACTCTTTCATAAATATACCCATCTCTGGTCTATCTTTATAAACAGCAGAATTATTAGCATAAGATCTATAACTGTGGTGATTCCACCAATCTCCAGATTTAGCACCTCGCAATAGATCATCACTAAGATTACTAAGAGAAATGAGTGCAGATCTGCGAACACCACCTACTACTACAACTTGTGCCGTCTTACACACTAAATCATGGCACTCAATACTACTCAATCGCCTACCTGCACTCTTTCTGAACAGGCTAACCGCAAACCTGAACAGGTCATCTAGTGGATCAGGACCACTTGCCCTGCCACCAAAAGTTCTAAGTCTAGCTCCGGCTGGTCTTACTTGGCTCATATCCCAAGTAGGAACTTGACCAGAATACAACAAAGATATTAATTCTTTAAATGCTCTAGCCCAACCAGACTTACTATCTTTTACAACTATAACTGTGCTACTGTCTTCAAAATGTTCTTCTACTTTCGGTAATTGTAGTACACTTTCTCGTTCTACCGAAAAACCTACACCTGTACCATTCATTAAGATATAAAGTATTTCATCAAATGCTCTTGTGCTATCTATAGGAACATAACTACAATTATAAGCGGCAACATTACATTTTTCTACAGCCTTGCCTGATGTCATTAGTAGACGCATAGACGGCATAATCTCAAGATTAAGAATAGAAGTTTTTAATTTTTTTACTGTATTATCATCAAAAACATTACCACTTTTCTCTGTAGATTTCATGTAGTCAAAGTAACGACCTACAGTTTCTTCCCATGTTTCTCTACGGTTCTCATCATCTAGCCACCTTGAGTAACGTGATGTATGTATGTATTCTTGATATGCGGTTGGTAATTTGTACATTAGACTCCCCTTAGATCTGCTTCTTTATAGCGGTTAGATTTTAATACTTTCCCATCTTTACGAAAGATAGGCTTTCCATTTTCGTCAAGTTTTGACATATTTGATTGGTGTACACGATTAAATATCACTTGCATATCCCAACCAAAATCTACGAACAAACCTGCTAACACATATAGTAAGTCAGCAGCCTCTTTTTTTATTTCTGTTTCTTTTCCCTCTCCCATAGCTTGTATTAACTCTACACACTCTTCATAGATTAATTTTTGTCGGAGGTCAAATACCTCTGCTACTTTACTATCTTGTTTTATAAGAGAGAAATCTAAATCTGTAGGTCTTTGAAATGCTTTTTGAAACTGTGCTACAGCATCTTGTATTGTACGGTATCGAGGCATCATGGTAAATGTTTTTCTAAAGTTATGTAAGCATCGTGTTTTGTTCTTACATCTTTAAGTTTTTTTATATACCACTCTGCTTTTGCTAAATCTTCTAGAGGTTTTTGTTTGTGTTCATATCTACTGATGTATTTTATAATACACCCTTTTAGATAACCTATAAATTCATCTACTGGTAATAAGTTTTCCATAATATCTATAGTTTCCATGCCACCTTTTTGATAGTGAGGCGGATTATTTACAACATCATTAAAAGTTTTAATACCAGCTTTTTCATCCATAAGTTTTTCATAATTGTTTCTAGTGTCTACAGGTTTTCCAATGTTTTCTTTTTTCCACATTTCAATTTGTTTTTTCCCTATTGGGCTTTTCCATGTTGCATCTATTTTTTTTGGCATTTATTTTTCCTTCTTCAACCAGTTTTCATCAATAACTCTATCACTATACAAAAAACCATTACGGTCACACCACTCACCATAGGTAGTTTTAGCTCCTTTACGCAATTTATTTTTAGAATTAGAGAACACAAAACGAATATCAATATTAGGATGTTGATCTCTAAATGTCAAGTGTTTTGTTCTATCCTCAGACAGAAAAAATCCCTTTGTTTCTACATAAAAGTTATACTCTGATATATAGAAATCAGGAGTATAAACAGTAGGCTTTGGGATATAAGTATAACCATCGGGTTCATAACTAAAATCCAATCCTCTTTTAATTAAATCTGATGCAAAATCTACTTCAAAATTACTACGATACTTTGTACCAGCCACTCTCCTAGCTGGTATTACTCTTCTACGCATTTACAATCTTTCTACTGATACATACTTTGGTTTATTTTCCGCTATCAATGAGTTTACAGACGCATTTAAAAACATCAAGGTTCTTTGTCCATGAGTTTTCATAGGGCTATTGTTTTCTTCATTTAAAAAATCATTATCTATAATTACGATACCACCAGCATTAAGAACACTTATAACAACTTTTGCATCTTCTGTAAACCTATCAACATTATAGCTGTAGCTAGAGTCATCCCAATAACCTGAAATATCTTGTGAAGCTGTTTTCCTAATTGTAAGAGGTAAACAGTTTTTTTGTTGTCTTCTAAAGGTATCGCCACCTTCTTTTTTTTCGTTTTCGCCATAAATAAAATAACAATTAAAGTTATTATATACATCTTCATTTTTTATATTATTTAAAACTACTATAGACATTACATCTCCTTATTTTTTAATTTTGAATACCAAACCAAAGGAGGGTTTTTTGCGGCAGTTGCAACTTTGTGATGTAGTTCTGCTTTGGGCCAACAATGTGTTTTAAATTTACAAAAACTACAAGTGGTGTTTAAAACTTTATTGCCTGTTGGTGTTCCTTTGTAAACTTCTGAGACTTCATCTAATTTTTGTACAGGAATAGTTTTGTCTTGTAGCACATTAATATTGTGTCTGGCCCAAGACAAGGCTTCTTCTCTTTCTTGGTCTTGTACATTTGGTGTAGGACATATTTGTATTTCTCCAGACGATTTGTTGATAGCTATCCAACCACCAAAAGGTTTGCCTACAGCCTCTGCATATAAAAATCCTTGCACTACATATCCAAAAGGATCATTTTCTTTTACACGATTATAACTTGTAAACTTACTGGTATAAGCATACGGACTTGCTGTTTTAATATCCCATACTTTACCATCAATAATAATATCAAGTGTGCCTTTTAAAGTTACACCTTCAATCTCCAATGTTACTGGTTTTTGATACGCTTCTACATTTACACCAGCCTCTACTAATTCTAAATACAACAATGTTTCAAGAATATCACCAAATAAAAATCTATTAACAGCATTGTATTCCATGCCACCTTCTACATTAACATCATCTCTTTCTAATTGTTGCTGGCAAACTGGCTTACCAAGACCAGACATACGCATAGACCAGTCTTTTTCTTTGGGTATAAATTGTTTTTCTATTGCTTTTGCACACTCTTCCTTAAAGAAAGAAATAGAGTCAGGGGAAATATAGGCATCCCCTGAAACTACTTTCTGTAAGTACAGTTGTACATACTCTTTGATGAGATTATTCATCTAGCTCTTCAACAACCTCTACGTCTTCAAAGTCTTGTCTCTTTTCACGATACTTATTTTCTATCTCTGTATTGTGAATATTAACAATATCCATGAAGCTCTCAAGGATCGGTACATCCATCTTAGGACTGAACTCAACATAGTCCTTGATTTCAATACCAGCCTTATAAAATATAGAACCACCAGCTTTCTGTCGTACAGTCTTTAAGTTAGCTCGTGTGTTGAATAATAGCTTACCCTGTTTTTCTAGTGTCTTAATCCAATCACTAACAGGCATAAAGTTTGTTCCTCTTGCGTACCATACATGAGGAACAGCCTCACCATCTACATCAACTGTTCCATAGATTACTTGCGAACATTTAATACCAGCTTGAAGTGTTCTTGCTGGGTCGTCAGGAGCAAGAGCCTCTAAGTCTTTTGCACTTAACTTACCACACTTCAATCCACCAGCACTATCCAAAAATGTGTCACCAAAAGATCCAGCTTGTACGGTCATAGATGAATAGTTTTGTTCATTTTGATCCCACACGCTGTACATATATCTTCTGAGAAAAGGTCTAAACACAATTTCTTTCATGTGTATATTCCCACCTAGTGAATTTTGGACTCGCCATTGTCCACGAGGTAGAGTATTACCTTCTTCATCTTCGGTATTATGTTCTATAGCCAAACGAGGTAAATACCTCTTCTCGCTACCACTATCAATAGACAAATCCTTTTGACCTATCAAGGCCATTAAAGCATTAGTGTCTATCTTATCTGCTGTAACTAAATCCGTTACAGATGGTTTTTCTTGTTCTGCCATTAGCATATTAGCTCCTTTGTTTTGACAGTTTCTAGGTTAGACCAATCATTACCAATTTTTAACTCTATTCCGATTGGCATATTATAATCTATTCCATACCTGTTCTTACACTCCTCTCGTATACCAAGCATGGCATTTTCCATAAGTTCTATTGCGATATCCTCTTCTTGAGGATGCACATCCATGACGATACTATCATGTACTGTATTACAAATCAAGCTCTTTATGTTTGATTTTTTTATTTCGTTGTGTAGTGATATTAATGCAACAGGTAGTAAATCTGCTGC